CGTCTGTAGTAAGCGCAATCACCAACAACTCATACTTTGGTGACATTGCAAATCAGGGTGACGTTGTACGCATCCAAAAAGAACCAGATGTAACTGTTAACGCTTTACAGCGTCACACAAATATATCTGTAGAGAAGTTAGACGATCAGGATTTCTCGCTCACCATTGACAAAGCTAACTACTTTGCTTTTAAAATGGATGACATCGAAGAGCAGTTCTCTCATGTTGACTTCGTAAGTCTAGCAGCAGACAGAGCAGCCTACAAAATGGCAGACGCTATTGACGTAGATGTTCTTTCTTACATGTCAGGCTATGACACATCTGGAGCATTGATAACTTCAACTTCAGGTGACGCACAGCACCCAACAGCAGGTGAAATCAACGGTGAATTTTTAAAGACTAACCAGTTGGACGCTACTGATATGGGCGCATTAGGGTCAGCAGACGCTGCATCAACAGCATACGCTACTGGGGATTCTATCCCAATGGCAACACGTTTGCCTGGTGCAACTGCGTTATCAACAGCTACTGTATCACCATTGACAGTTATCGCACGTATGGCACGTCAAATGGACACAGCAAACGTTGACTCACGTGGGCGTTGGTTGGTCGTAGATCCAGTATTCATGGAAATGCTAAAAGATGAAGACTCACGTCTTCTCAATGCAGACTTCGGTGGATCAGGTTTACAAAATGGATTGGTTGCAGGAAACATTCACGGTTTTCAAGTGTACGTTTCAAACAACCTACCTGCAAAAGGTAATGGTCCAACTCACGCTGGCGCACTAGCTCAAGATTCACACTACGGTGTAATCTTAGGTGGACAGCAAGAAGCTGTAGCGACTGCAGAGCAAATGAACAAAGTTGAGAACTATAGAGATCCCGACTCATTTGCAGACATTGTACGTGGTATGCACCTTTATGGACGTAAAATATTACGGCCTCAAGGATTGGTGTCAGCTATTTACAACGTAGCATAATCATAAGTTAAACTTGGAGGCTGGCTATATGCTGGCCTCTTTGTACATTTAACATAAGGACATTCTCATGGGTACTATTACTACAGCAATGTGCAACAGCTTCAAGCAAGAGCTACTTGGGGGTGTTCACGATTTAGATTCAGACACACTAAAAATAGCTTTAATAAAACCATCTCCTACAGGAAGCTTTGGTGCAGCTACTACTAACTATTCAGATTTAACAAGTAACTCTGATGAAGCTTCAGGAAGTGGATACACTGCAACTGGACAAAACTTAGGTGCGCCAACAGATGGCACTAGCTCTATTATTAATTTATCAGGTAGTACTGCATTTGTTGACTTTGTAGATGAAGTATTTTCTAATGTAACTGTTTCTGCAGCAGGTTGTCTTATATACAATTCATCTACAAAAGCAGGTGTTGCAAATAGAGCTATAGCAGTATTTTCATTTGGACAAACAGTAACTTCAACAGCAGGTGATTTTACTATAGTTTTTCCCACACAAGACGCATCAAACGCAGTTATACGTATAACATAAAAAGGCTTTATAAATGGCTTTTATCTTAAAAGATCGTGTAAAAGAAATTACTACGACTACTGGGACAGGTGCATATAGTTTAGGTGGGTCTTCTTCAACCTTCGATGCATTTCAAACTGTCATGTCAAATGCAGATACTACTTATTATAGTATCGCACAACAGGCAGCAGGTGTTGATGAGTGGGAAGTAGGTTTAGGTACTTATAATTCATCTGGTAATACACTAAGTCGTACAACTGTTTTGGCAGGATCAAATGGTACTAATGCAGTAAATTTTTCTGCTGGTACTAAAGATATTTTTATGACTTATCCTGCTGATAAAGCTTTATTTAAAGATGCAAGCGGTAATTTAACTGTTAGTGGAAATCTTACAGTTGATGGTAGTACTACTACTATTAACTCAACTAACAAAATTCTTACAGATAAATTAATAGAATTAGCAAGTGGACGTACTGGGTCAGCATCAGGTGACGCAGGTATTGTTATTGAACGTGGTGATGATGCTAATGCTTTTATTGGTTTTGATGAAAGTGAAAATAAATTTAAGCTAGGTACAGGTACTTTTACTGGTGCTTCTACTGGCGATCTTACTATAACAACTGGCACTCTCATATCAAATCTTGAGGCAGACAGTGTTATAGTTGGTGGGTCAAATGGTGTAACGCTAGGTCAAGGCTCTGTATCCATAAAAAATAGTGGTACACAATCCTACGTAGATTTTTACTGTGAGTCAAGTAATGCTCATTATGCTAGGTTGCAAGCACCAGCACACTCTGATTTTGGTGGCAACATTACACTTACATTACCTGCCACAACAGATACACTTGTAGGAAGAACAACTACAGATACATTAACTAACAAAACTTTAACTTCAGCAGTTTTAAATACTGGAGTAAGTGGTACAGCTATATTAGATGAAGATAATATGGCTAGTGACTCAGCTACACAATTAGCTACACAGCAGTCTATCAAAGCATACGTAGACACAGAAGTTTCTAATGCAGGAGTTTCAACAGAGGCTGTTCAAGATATTGTTGGAGCTATGTTTAGTTCTAATACAGAAACGAATATATCTGCCACTTATGAAGATGGTGACGGTACTATTGATCTTGTTGTTAACTCTCTACCTAACTCTGCTTTAGCAAATTCTTCTGTTTCTTTTGGTGGTGTAAGTCTTGCATTAGGTGCTACTGATGCCACTCCTGCTTTTGATTTACAGGATGCTACTGGTTATCCTACAAGTTCACTTACAGGTACAATTACTAATGCCCAACTAGCTAACAGTTCTATAACTGTATCAGATGGTTCAAACTCTACTGCAACAGCTTTAGGGGGTACTATTACTTTTGCTGCTACTAGTAATGAAACTACTGTAGCAGAAAGCTCAGGCACAGTAACTATTGGTTTACCTAATGATGTAACTATATCAAACGATTTAACTGTGTCAGGTAACTTAGTTGTTACAGGTAGTACAACTCAGACAGGCTCTGTTATAACAGATAATAACTTTACAGGTCTTACAAATGCTAACTCAGGAAACGCTACAGACTTTGGTTTCTATGGAAAATATGTAGAGTCTACTACAACTAAGTATGCTGGTTTGTATTATGATGCATCCACAGATAATACTTTTAGATTATTCTGTGATACTGAAACTGTACCTAGCACAACAGTAAACACATCTGCAACTGGTTATGCTGATGCTAATTTAGTAGTAGCCGAAATCACTGCTTCTAGTGCAGTTCATGCTGGAGGTAGTACAGATGTTACAACGGCTGTAACTGGTGATAATGTAGCACCAAAATTGTTAGTTGAACACACTACTGCAACAAGTCTTGGTGTTCTTAGGCAAGATACTAGTATTGTCTCTGGCAATTCTCTTGGCTCTTTAGGATTTTATGGTACTGCCACGACAAGCAATACACCTACGCCATTAGCTGCTGTGCAAGCAGTTGCATCTGGTACACATGCAGCTGGTGATAACCCAACAGACTTACGGTTTTTTACCACACCTGACAATAGTTCTACAATGGCAGAAGCCATGCGTGTTGATAGCAGCGGTAATCTGTTGGTAGGGCAAACTTCACCAAACAATACAGTTACAGGTTTTGCTGCTAGAGCAAATAGTTTGAATAGTTTTTGCAGAGATACGAGTACAACTGATGCTGCTGTTCTTGCAATTAACAAGAAAACTGGCTCTGGCAGTATTCTTATTATTCAACAAGACGGCACTTCGGTGGGGAGTATTGGAACACAAAGCGGCACTGACTTTTTTGTTACTTCTGGTTCTACAGCAAATACTGGTCTTAGATTCCAAACCGATGAAATTGTACCTGTTAATAATGCTGCTGCAAATCGTGATGATGCTATTGATATTGGTAAATCAAACATTCGCTTCAAAGACATCTACTTTTCTGGTGGTATTTATGCAAATAACGGCTTTGGCAGTGATGGGGATGTATTAACATCTGACGGTTCAGGAAATACCAGATGGGAAGCTGTTTCAGGTGGTGGAGGATCACCCGGAGGAAGTAATACTCAGGTACAATTTAATAATAGTGGTTCATTTGGTGGTGACTCAGGATTTACGTATAACAGTTCAACAGACGCAGTTTCAGCAGGATCATTTACTGCTACATCAGATTTAGCCAAGAAAGAAAACTTAGAAGTTGTAGATGATGCACTAAGCAAAGTTCAAACTCTCACTGGCTATACTTATGACATGAAAAAGAATGGCATTCGTAAAGCAGGTCTTATAGCGCAAGATGTAGAAAAAGTATTACCTGAAGCGGTAGATGGTGAAGAAGGTGAAAAAACACTAGACTACAACGCAACCATAGCTTTGTTAGTCAATGCAGTGAAAGAGCAGCAAGCCCAAATTAAAGAATTAAAAGAAAAAATAGAAGGTAAATAAAATTGTCAATTACGTTTGGAGGTCATGGAATACAGCCTATAGATGAAGTTTCAGGAAATGCCATCTATACTTCCATATCGCTAGATTTATCTCCTACTAATGTTCCAGACAATAATGCCAACAAGACTCAATTACTTTGTGTTGCTGGAACTGTATCTCCTCAATTAGATAGGAGATTAATATATTTTAGATTTAAAGATAGCAGTGGTAATAATGCACTTCTTAAATACGTAGTTAAGACTAAACTTGCAACAAGCGTTGCTAGATCTGCAAATAGTAGTACAGGTAGATTTAATAGATATTATCAGGGAAATGCTGGTTCTACTAGTTCTCTAGCTGGAGAAAGATTGAGTTTTATTATGTTTATATGTGAACAGTCTCATGATTCTCAGCCTTATACTAATGTTCATGGACATTGTTGGTCTGCTACTCAATACACATCAACATCTTATAACCAGATACCAGCAAGAACTGCGTTTATTACTAAAACCTATGGTAGAAGTTCAACACTCCAAATTTACGCCAATAGTAATGGTATTAGAGGCAACGTAAGATCTTGGCGATGGGGTGGTGAATAAATGCCGATTGGATCTTATGAATTTACAGAACACGGTGTAAAACCTTTTGAGGAGGAAAACGGTGCTACGGGTGCTGGTGCTACTTCTGTTACAGTAGATATAAACAATATTCAACAAAAAGGAATAACTCTTTGTGATGGCTTTATACGTCCAGCAGCAGGTGCACGTCTTAATATGCAACTTTGGGATAATACGCTAGTTAATCAAAAGAATGTTATGTACAGGATGGGTAAAAATAGTACAACTTCTACCTATAGTACAGGAAGTTCTAGTGAAGTTAGAATAACTAATGAAAATATTGATCCTGATACTGATGAAGGTTGTTTTTTTCAAATATGGTTTAAATTTGGTGAAAATCAAACATCCACTCCTTATGAAGATGTTTCATTTCATTGGAGATGTTTTTATTTTCTCGATGGAGCCGCATCTGCTGGCGTACATCAAAGTGAAGGACAAGGAAAAGTAATTACTGCTGGAGATACTTCCAAAGCAAAATTTATTGCCAATGGTTCAAATGTCAATGAATATAGATTACGATGTTATAATTTTTTGAGTCACTAGTTATGTCATTAACATTTAAATCACTTGGAATTGACGATTACCTCGAACAGTCTACTACAGGTACAACTACTAGTTATACCTTTGACATTAACAATTCGAGTGGAACTACTGCAGGTGATAGTGGTTTTATAATAGTTATGGGTTCTTGGAATACTACAGCAGACGTCTCTACGCAATTCCAAACTTCATTTCTAGATAGTAGCGGAAACATTATTAGTACTAAATATAGAACAACATCTACAAATAC